AGGGAAAGGCAGGGGGGGTAGACCGCTGTGCTAAAAAAACAGCCTCATCTTGGTCTTTCTTCTGAATATTGCACCTTCGACACGCAGCAACACAATTGTCCAACGAATCTTCCCCGCCCTTGACCTTTGCAACGCGATGATCCACTTCATTAGCCACATCACCACAGTAAGCACACGTATAAGCATCACGTTTGAGTACCTGCAATCGTAGTTTCTTCCAATGGCTTGTAGCTCTGTATGGTTTTAATCCCATTGATCCATCTCATCATAGGCTTTTAGTGTGTACCACAGTAAACCCATTGCACAAACAACAATGAGAACAAACCCAATTACTAATGCCATCCCTTACGCTCCCAATGTGCATAAGCCTTACACGCATCACCTTGATAACGATGCTTAATGTAATCAAGATGTGCATCTATCTGCTTAATAGGACTAAGTGTGCCATACCATTTAGATCGCATCTGACCTAATCCATAATGGCTACCATTTCTAGCTTTGTAGTTCCATCTACTCTCATGATGTATCAGATAGTTATAGCATTGAAACTGTTCCCAACTCATCTTGTTATATGCGTATAACTTTACATTCATCACGTGAAGTGGCTCTTGTTTGGCATTTGTATAACTTGTTACGGCAACGCTATGTGTCATTGCTAAAGCCAAAATGACAATAGAGCGCCCCAATGCTCGCCGCGCGGCGCCGCTGCCTTTCAGGCGGCGCGAGCGTCTGAGCATACCAAGCGTGTCAAGTCTATTTACAAAACCGCAGGTCAGATGGCGTGTCGCGTTTCTAATTGTCGACATTTGTGCATGACTCACATTTCTCACGTTGACCGTAGATCCATAGTCCACAGCCGGTGCATCGGTGAATTAGTTTGGATTCAGTAGCCATTAGCCTTGAGTAAGTAAACAAGATCTTCAACTCGGAGAACTGCCACCCAATCATCGATGGCAGCTTCCCCTTGACCATTTAGGCGCATGACGGCTACGCCTAGTCCCTTGGTCTTTCGGTCTTTCAACTGCTGCATTGTTGCCTTAGGATCAAACTTAGACCGGGCTTTGACTTCAATGTCTAGTCCATCAATGCCTTGAATGTCTGATCCCGCTGCCCCTGATCCGACCTGATAGGCGTGTACCCATCCATGATCACGCAAATATTGTGCTAATATTCGCTCGCTTTCACGTCCTCTTACCTTACGCGATTTGCTCACTAGTTTGTCCTCACATGACAGGTGCGACACTCGCACGGCTTACTTGCCCCCGCAAGTATAGGCTCATTGCAATTGTCGCACACGTCTAATCGTGCATCCAACACCAACATTATTCATCACCTGCCTCGTTCAACATATCTTCCCAACATAGTCGGCATATATCTAAAACATTATTGTTATTGCAGATGATTTTGCGTGTGGGTGCGACTAAATAACACAGTTCGCAGGTCAGAAGTTTCAGCTTCATCCTGCCACCAAATCTTCATCCTCAGGTCTGAAATGCCATTTGCCACTAGCATCGATGACCATCCACAACATCTTGCATTGTTCGGCTTTGCGCTTCATAGGAAGACTGCAACCCCAACCACGATAAGCACCATTTTTACCAACGCCTTCACGCAAGACACGAGAACCATGCTTACATTGCGGCACAGGCTCGGCAGAAAATGTCTGCTGAACAAGATCAACTGCATCCTTAAAAGCGGGTTCAATGTCAGCCGGTGGCTCAATTGTTGTATCCCAGATGATTTCAGCTTCTTTGTTGGTAGCACTTAGAAATTCCTTTTGTTCCTCAGTCCGTACACGTATGGGTTTAGGGCTTGCTTGAGCGTCATTAACCTTTGCCATTTCCAGACTGCTTGGGCGCTTTCCCTTAGCGCTAAGTCCGAGATTCGCCAAGCATCTTCCAATGCTAGAGCTCTCACAATTCTCAAGCCAAAAATCACGATCCACGCCACGATCTTTGCGAGCGCCACGCGCGTAACCAATAGCGGAAGGAGCAGTATCAAGATAGGTGCGGAAAGCAAGTGCCTTGAAGATAACGACACCTTTTTCTTCATCGTTCGATACCAGCTCTGTAAGTATTGCACCATCGGGATTTTCTGAATAAAAACGATGGATTCTCGTATCCACATCTTCATAGTTCTCCAAGTTGAACATCTAGTTTCTGTTTCCCTTCTTTGTAGTCAAGTTGCTCTTTGAAAGTCCAAGTCGTGCCATCGTGCCACGTTTGGACTTCCCTAGCGCAAGTAAAACAGTAATGCCTGTCAATGACTTTGCCGTGGACAAATGACGTGATTGTCCAAACCGCTTGCGTTTGACCCCGAACATCACTCACGCCCCATCTTTGTTTGCAGTAATCGCACCAAGTTCCTTTTTTACTCGGCGTAATCTTTGCCATAATCAGCCCAATCCGTTCCGAGCGCCGCTTCGCCGGCAAGTGCCGCATAGGCGATAAGATCAATAAAACTATCCCTTTTTGGAGTCTCAATGATCCGCGAAACCTTGACCAATGCCATTGCGATGCACACGTCCAACGGATCAATTTCCCGTTGGAAATAGCTAGACCATAGCTCAGCGATGCGCTTGATATTGATTGCGGGATGTCCGTATTCGAATCCTCGCTCATCAATAGTGTCGGCTGCATCAGTCAATAAATCTTTCGCTTTGAACGACTTTGCCTCTGACGTACCCTTTTGCCCATCCATCTTGATAGCCCTTCTGATAAATAGAAACGATTAACGAATACACAATCCAAAATAAAACAAACAAGCCCAAGCAAACCATCACGATTTGTTCGGCAGTTAAGTTATTCGACATCTGCGCTCACCCCATGAACATCAAGGAAATACGCAGCCAATACTTCACGGCTTAACCTGCCGCGTTCTTGGCTTATGCCTAGCTTTGATTTCGCATACTCACGTATAAAAGATGCTTTTACGTAGTGTTTACCGTCCGTGTATGCACCGGACTTACGATCAAACCTGATTGTCATTTGACACACTCACAACAGGTTTTGCCTTCAAGGTGCATACAATCGATGCCGTTTGCGTAATGCCAGCAACGTTCTAAATGTTCCTCGACTGCCATCCAGCGATCTTCTGGATAAATCCAATCACACTTGATGCAGTAGCGTGGATTTCGTACTTTTGTATCGCCCATGATTTTCCTTCCATGACTGACCTTCAGTCATAGATAAAGAATACCCATTTCAAATAGGATTTCAAATCCCTATTCGGCGTGTCTAATTTAGAATTGTCGACATTTCCTGGAGTTAGCCAAATCGCTTTCCTTCAACAATAAAGCTGCCATCACGCTCAACAGGTATGGCGACAGGCTGCACACGCTTACGATCAACGTAAATGATGCCAAAGCCTTTTTGCCAATTCATCGTACCCTTGGTGTAATACGCCTTGGTTTCATCCATCAAATGACCAACTTCAAAGCCTGTCAGGATACCCGTTAAAACGCCCCCAGAAGCCGTTGTAAAGGACGAAATGCCCTGCCTGTGGGTGTGACCACACACCACCGACTTACCATGCCTCTTAGCGGCTTCTAGGGCTGTTAAACCCCCTTGTGGCTTGGTGCTTTGCTCGTCCCCGTGAACCATTACCCAATCCTCATGAAACTGATAGGGCTTATGGTGGTATTTGATGCCTAGTTCGTCTAGGCGTAGGAACCGCTCGATTGTCAGCTCAGGCAAGCCAATTAAGCCGGGTAGGCGCTTGCTTAGTGAGTTGTAAAGTCTTGCGCTGTGGTTTGATCTACTGAGATGTTGAACTTGCAGTTCGGATAAAACTTCGACAGTTCGGTCACGGTCTCTACCAATGCTGCCAGACCACTCGTCTCTACCGGACGACCATCGGCTAATTGTTTGGAAGTCGATTTCATCGCCCACGCATAAAACGTCATCAGGCTTGTATTTTCTGATGAATTGGGCGACATTCTTGACTGCTTTCTTATCTTCAAAGGGAACTTGTAAATCCGATATAACGACAATGCGCTTAATCGTCTTCTTCCTCATCCTCGTAGGGCGACTGATCTGGATTAGGAATAATCCAATCGGGAAGGCGCATCTGTTCTTCTATATACCAGCGCGACTTATCTTCACCATAACCAGCCCTGACTAGAGCTTCATAACACTCAACAATTTGTGTAGCCCAAATATCTATGGGCTTTAGCGGTTCGCTTGTCTTTCGCGCTGCGCTTTCCTTGCGCTTGCGCTTAGCGGCGAGTTCGCTTTTTGTTGGTTTTCTTGCGCTCATTAGTAAGCAATTCTAGAACCATGCGCTCAAGTTTATCGATGCGCGACACGATATTTGATGCTTCCAATATACCCGGCACTTCATGACGAATAATGTAACGCAGTCCCCCGACAATAAGAGCGCAGCATGAAAGTATGGCAGCAACAAAGGCTGCCCATTCTGCGGGAGTCATCGCCTTCCGAAAGCGGGGTCGTTAGGGTTGAGCCAGCGGAGTATAACCGGCAGACTCGCGACCAGAGCTGCATTGACAATTGCAGGAACATCCCAACCTACCGCTAGGTACGTTGCTATCCCGGCTGCTAGAAAGGATCTTGCCCAACTTGCGGCGACTGCTTTTGCTTGTTCCATTGATAGGTTCTCCTGTCAATAATGGGATTCTGAACATGCTGCCATCATGATCGCCCTTGGCAGTAAAGCTGATATGAAAATGTCCTCGGTGCGGGTTTGCACCTGTATATTTCCTAAACTTGTAATTGCGCTTCCAGCTTGCAATTTTGCCATCAAAGATTATGTACGAAATTCGCTTATCAGTTCTGGCAAGTAATCGAAGCTGATCAACAAGGTCGTGTATTTCATGTTTGCTTGATCCAAGATCAGCGTTAAAGTCGTAGGCACGTACAATTCCCGAATCAGGTTGCGGGTTATGATCGCTAACCCTAAGGGCATGGCGTTTATCACCGAGCCACCCTTCAGGCGCAGTTCTACTTCTATCGGGAAACGCATCGTCTATCTGCTCGCGTAACTGTTGCCCCGCTTTACACAGTTTAGCCAAGCAGCACCGCAGCTTCTTCGGCGGTTAGTCCAAGCTTAGCCAAAATCTCAGCGCGAGCGGCTTCTTTAGCAGCCTTTTCTTCTTCCTCACGGGCTTTCTGTTCTTCAGCCTGTTGTGCTGCTAGTTCCATATCAGCGATTTCTGCAGCGGTTAGTTCGATTTCCTCTACCGCACCTGTTGAGCAATCTACTACGAGTTTGGTTGGCATTGTTTCTCCTTATGAGTTCTTTATTCCGTAAAGGGTTGCGGTTGAGTATTGCACTAAATTGCTAATTGCAATTCCAATAGAGGTGATAGCGGCGGTTTGTGACCAAAGACCAGCGTTCAAAGTTGCATAAGCAATAGTGCCATTATTTTCTGTTACTCCATCTGCCGAAAATGATTTATTGTTTGAACCTGCGTAATTAGGTATATACACATCAATACTTGAGAAGGTATTAGCTGTGCTTGAAGTGCCTTGAGCGTTTCCAATGTTATTTGTTGAGGTAAAAGAGGAAACTGATGACCCACTGCCTTCAATAACTCGCGAAGTAAAATTTGCACTTGAACCATTGAAAGTAATGGTCAAAGTGCTGGCATTAAATGGTGCATCCCAACGCGCGGATATTTTTATTGCTAAGTCAGTATAAGTGGCAGGTATTGAACTAAATGCCATACTAGCCGCCCCACCGCTACCCACAGTCACAGTCGCTATTGCTTCATAAGTAGTAGCCATTATGCCGCCTTGATGCCGTAGAGAGTGAAGGTTGAGCCTGAAGCAAAACTATTACCTGCTACTGATAAAAGTATTGTAGTGATTGCTTCTGGTGTTTTTCGCCACAAGCCAACATTTGCCCACACTTGATAGTCTGCTGAAATGCCTCGCGACAACACAGTCTTATTTGTTGTGGCATTTGAATAATTCATAATTTGATGAATAACGGTACCAAAAGTATTTGTAATATTTACTGGATACATTTCTGTCTGGCTTGAATCACGGTTTGATGCAGCAGCAGTTCCATTACCAGTTATTCTTGTATCTGAATAATTTGACCCACTGTCAGAATTGAATCGTAAAGTAACCGAATAGGTTCCAGCAGAATTAGATGCCGCAGCAACAACCAAAACCAAATCCGTATAGGAGCCACTAATGCTAGAGAATGTAACGCTGCTCTGTGCGCTGCCTAGCGTTGTCGTTGCAATCGGTTCGTATGTTGTTGGCATTATGCGCTCTTTATTCCGTACAGGGCAATTTGAGAATACTGGGCAATAGTTGAAGAAGTCCGAAAAAACTTTAAGCTACTGATTGCACTTGTACTTAGCCAACCAGTTGAAGTCAAGTAAATGTTTCCACTACCATTAGCATCGTGTCCGTGTAATCCGCGAATAGTTTTGTTCTTGTTTGTATTTGCGTAATCAAGAATGTCAATAATTCCAACACTATAAATGTTACTATCAGCAGTTCCAGTTATGTACATAGGCCCAAAACCATTAAAGTTTCCAGTAGCATAACCTTCGGCTGTGACAGTCGAACCATTTCCATAAAGAAAATGATTGGTATAACTATTTCCAGTATCACCATTTACTTCCAAATAATATGCTTGTGTCCCTGATGCACTAGTTTGTCTTGCAATAAAACGTAATTGTAAATGTGTATATGTACTAGGAATTGAACTAAAAGTAACGCTAGAACTTCCACCAGAACCGACAGTTACAGTAGCGATAGACTCGTAACTTGTGCTGACCGCAGGATACGAACTAGCAAGAATACCTAAAATTGGCATTAGGCAAGATCACCAATAATCGTAAAGGTATTGGACGCTGTGCAGATAACGGTGCAAGCTGAATAGCGAGCGCGTAACTTAGGTGCAGTTGAAGTAGCACCTGTTGAAGTAATTGTGACACCTGAGCCTTGTGCGAAAGTAACTTGACCTACGCCGATTTGTTGAACGTGTATTTGGTCGCCAGCTGTAAATACCGAAGGTGGAACGGTTACGGTGATAGATGATGCGTTGTTGCAGGTTACCAACTGATTAAGGTCATTGGCTGCGAGTGTATAAGTTGTGCCTGTTTGTGCATCGAATTGCAGGCGGAGTTTGAGATCTGCCGCACCGGTTGTAACGCCACCGGTTAAGCCTGAATCGCTGCCCGTTGTAACGGCAGTAATATCGCCACTTGCGACACCAACCCATGATGTTCCGTTGTAAACTTCAACGGCATCTGTATCTTGAAGATAAGAAACCATACCCTCAGCCAAGACGCTTGCAAGGGCTGTGGTACGTGCGGCAGCGTTGGCAAAGCGCATAACTGCCTGCTCTTGAAGGTAGGTGTTTACCTGAGCTGCGGTGAGAACATCACCGGTATTGAATAACTTATATCCTGCGCCTGCCATGTCTCTCCTTAGTAGCTCAGCACGTTCGTGCCTAGTATACCGCTAATTGATGAATTTAATACGAATCCAGCCAATAAAGGCTCAGCCGTAAACAAAGTTGTATTCCAGCTTGATTTCGTAATGTCGTGATGGATGCCATTAATAAGGCTTGCTTGTGTGATGGTGGTACTGCCCGGCATTGTCTTGGTAACGGTCACACCATCAAGCAATTCAATGTCCACACCCGCCTTCGGCTTGTTTGGGTTGGTATCGTCATAAAGGTTGAGGGCAATGCTGTCAATGCGGATTTCAGGATCCTTACGGGTAGCAAGGATGCCCTGCGCTTGGTTCAAGGCTTCGGCATCGGTTTGGACTAGGATGCCTGTACGGTTGCCTGAGTGCAAGAAATAGGTGTCAATGCTGGTCTGATCAAAAGCATTTTGAGCTGTGCCGCCTGCGCGGGTAACGGTGACATCATTAAGGATTTGAGTGTCATCAAAAGCCACCACAGCGTTTGTGTAACTAATGTCTGAGCCTGTATCGGAGAAGGCGTAAACGGATGTGGCTGGACGGCTGATTAAATTGGTTCGGCTAATGAAGGTGGCTTGCCCTTCCACGTCAATGAAGAATCCACCGAACTCGCTATTTTCTACCGTTTGCAGGGCTTCCAAGGCAGTTCTCGTGGTTCCGGGATCTGCCTGAAGGGTTGAGTCACCCGTATCAATAGATCGTAGGCTTACAGGGAAGTTC